ATTATCGCCAAACTGAACCACTTTTAATTTCTTCATTTTTCCATCCACATACTGACTAAATACTGCTTTCCATTTTTTATTTTTTGCTGTCCCTTTTTCTATTTTCATATATATTGACATTATTATTATATATATAAGATTAAAATTAAAATTACAAAATTAAATTATTGATCAATACAATACTTTTCAAGACATCCTTCAAACCTAAGACCTTCCTTAATGTCTGCATCTAATGCTTCAATCAACTCATCACAAGTCCAATCACCCTTCACCCATTGGTAATCACTTATTAGATCCATCCACCAATATACTCCAAATTCATGATCTTTTAGTGTCATTTTATCAATAGTAAGTGCTCCACTAGGATGCCAATCAGCACCCTTGTTGTATAGTTTGTTAATCTCTTCTTCAGTAAAGTTGTTGCAAATGTAAGACATATTATATTATATATCTTATATATTTTTTTATATTATTAAATTAAATTTTAAAAAATTTCAAATTACAATCTTAAAATAGGGAAAATAACCACTTGGTTGTTTCACTTACTTACTTACTTACTTTTTCTTACCTAATATATCTTCTATAAGGTCTGTTGGTGTAATTCTTACTTTTTCTATTTTATAAATTATAGCACTTGTTTTATCAACATTAGCATATTCACCATCACTATCATGTATAGATGTTGTAATATCACTTATCATAGTTGGTTTAGTAACAGTAAAAGTTATATTACTTGGATTACCTAAGAAATAATCACTAGCAGCACTATATTTATCAACTATACTAATTATAGGTAAATTAGCACCAGTTGGATTACCACCTATAGCAGTATATCCTTCTAAAATATTACTTCTAATTGTATAGTATGGTCTTAATACACTTTTTTGTAAATCAGTAGCAGTAATAGTTGTGCTTTGTGTTAATACATCCACTTGGTTCCATAATTCTAAAGGTCTAGCATTTGAAGCATTAAAAGTTGTTCCACCAGCATAATGAAATTCATCATTACTACCTACATGACTTGATGTATAAGATGGGATACAAGTAGGATAAGGTAATTGATTATAATATTGGACAGCACCAAATTGATTAGTAATATAATTTTTAGTATCAGTTTGCACTACTTCAGCATTAGTAGTTGGTCTATATAGTAAATTACTATTTTCATTATCAACTCTTTTAGTTAAAACATTTTTATTACTTGGATTAGCATTAACAGCATAATAATCAAAACCTAAAATGTCCCATAAACTATCTTCCCAATTATCCTCATCAAAACCCCAATCTTCAATATAAATACCACCATGACTATCAAATATTTTATAAGGTTCTATATTAGGGTTCATACCTTCATATTTAATTGTATTTTCACCAGTTGTAGTAAAATTAGATGCAAAACTTTTAGCAGTTTTAGGATATGGTTGTGGTCTATATGCTTGATCATATCTTTGATAAGGTTTAAATGTTGGACTATAACCAAATTGTGGTGGTCTTGGATTTATTTTATAAACTGTATTACCTGCTTCTTGATTTTTTAATGGTGGTGTTATTAATCTTTCTGTCAATCTATTTCCTGGTGCTAAACTTTCACTATTGATATAAGTGCTTGGATTACCAGCACTATTTTTATTACCAATATTATTTCCAGTATGAAATCTAGATAGTTCAAATCTATTAATTGTTTGATTATATTCTATAGCAGGATTATTAGCACCAATATAACTCATAGTCATATATGGATTAAAATCAGTTGTTTGATTTCTATCTTTAGTGCTTCTAATATGATTAATTTGTGTAGGATATTCATAAGTAGTATCAGCAACATTTTTACCATCATTTATTGTTGCAGCAACTCCAATATCAGTATTAAAATATCCACTAAAAGGTGTTATGATTGCTGTACTATATGCTGTGCTATGAAAATCAAAACCTAATCTTCTACCAGTTTTAATGCGAGTATCATCTTCAGTAACACCAAACTCTGTAAATAAACCTTGTGGTATTCCACCTACACCATCAGTATCAATAGCAATTAAATAAACTATATCAGTAGGAGTGCCAGCAGCATCATGATTTTGAAATGGTCTTGGAAAAAATGAACCATAACAAAAACCATTTACATCTAAACTTGTATAATCTTTTGCTTCTATAAAAGTATCTCTAGTAGTATCATCATATTTAAAAAATACTGGCACACTACTCATATCAACATTCATAGGTGCTGCTCTTTGTGTAAAAGTATCATCACCAAAAGTTTCATTACGCGGAGCACCAACAACAAGAGGATCAGTTGTGTATTGATTAAAATGAAAAAATCTACTATTATCAATAGTTGGTTCAGTTAATACTCCAATTCTAGCATCTTTATAATATTCTGTATCTTGTAAATCATCCCATAGTTCTGGATATAATGCTTGTGTATCAAAAAAATCTCTAATGATTTTTAAATTTTCTTCTGTATATAATACATTTGTTAATACACTAGCATCAGTATTAATAATTTGACTACCTAAACCAGTAGTATTATCTATATTATAAATAGTTGTGAAACCTTCAAAAGGATCAAGTGCTTGACCAATTAAACTACCATCAACTGCTCTTATGTCCGGCATATTTTCTGGTGTATGTAACAATTCATGCATTTTTCTACCACTTTCAAATATTTCTGGTCTTTTAACACCTATATAACCAAATGTAGCAATATAATCAACACTATCTTGTGATATATTTAAATCAGTAACTGGTAATACTTGTGCTGCATAAGCATTATAAGTTGTTTCACAAAAATTATAAGTGTTTTGTGCATTAATAGGTTTAAAAGTATTTGTTTCAATAGTTTTAGTTAATGGTCTAACAAAGTTTTCATTATCAAATATTTCAAAAATATCTTCATTTTTAGTTTCAGTTAATTGTTGTGTTATTTGATTTGCTACAGCACTAGGAGTATTAAAACCCTTATTAACTTCAATATCTAATTTTTCTCTTACTCTGTAATATGTACTTTCTTGAAAAATACCATTATGATATTTTGTTGGAAATTGTTCTACATCATTTGTAGCACCAACACTATAAGCAATTTTATCTTTTATAAATAAAGTGTATCTTGTATTATCAACTTTTTGTTTAAATAAATCTGTAGCACTTACTGTTTGTTTTTTAGTATAATCAGCAAAACACACAACATTACTATTAATTGTATGATAACCTATTGGTAATCCTTCTGCTTCACTATCTATATTTGTATATGCTTGTGGAGCATTTCTATTTACATTATCTCTAATACCTAAATTACTTGTAAATCTTCTTGGTTGTTGAATATAATTAGGATATTCATTACTAGTAATATAATAACCAAATACTAATGGTGCTAAATTATCTCTTAAATCAACAGTATCATTTTCAACCATATTAGTAGTTATACTTCTATAATATCCTAATCTGTATTTTGGATCATAAATATTAGTTTTTTTATAATAATAATCACCATATCCTATATCAGTATAAGGTGCTACTGTATTAGTTCCTTTACTAACACCTTTAAATTCTATTGTTTGTGGATTACCAGCACCTACTTCATTTATAAATGCTCTTTCTAAACTAATTTTATCACCAACATTTAACTTAATAGTTTCTTGTAATGTATTTGTAAAAATTGCTGGATTACTGTCATTACCACTTCTACTTTCAACTGAAGCAAGGCGATTACAATTTATTAATTTTGTGTCAGTATAAGCACTCATATATATTATATTATATAATATATTATTTATGAAATTTAAATCTTAAATATAATTTGATAATTAATAATTTTGGATGACTTTATTATAAAATGAAAATTAAAATATATTGTATTATTGATATTAATGGTTTAAAATATGTTGGTAAAACATCTAAAAAATATTTATCATCTAGATTAGCAGTGCATAGATATGGTAAAAAAAATAATATAGGTTGTAGTAGTGAAAAATTAGATTTAGATAATTGTAAAATAATATTACTATATGAATGTGAAAAACATGATGCTCCAAATATGGAACAATATTTTAAGGATAATATTAAATGTGTAAATAAATATAATCCAGTATTAGATAAAGCAATTGAACACTTCAAAAGTGTTGATAACAATCTAAAAGAATTATGGGTAGAAGAATGGGATACAACCATCTACTACAAAGAAAAAAGTGCATTCAGAGATCAGAGTGCAATTATGCAGTTACACCAACAAGGTAAAGTTGTAGAAGCATTGGTAGAAACAATTATTGTAAAGTCATTGAATAAAGATGGCAGTAAGATGTTTAAACCTGCTGAAAGAACAATCCTGCTTAACAATGTAGATCCTGATGTATTAGTCAAGATTGCAACATCATTAAATACTGTTGATGACAACTATGATGTAGGCGAAACTGTAAAAAACTAAAAAATGATCCAGACTTACGCACTATGTGTTTTCTGGGTCACAAATTACATAAAAGCCTAGATGAAATTGGGCAAATGAGCAAAGCAGAAGTTTTTATTTGGCTTGCACATTTTAAACTAGAAGCAGAGGAAGCAAGACGCCATGGAACAAACCGTTAGACTTAATTTAGATACCAGACAGTTTGATAGAGGCATTAGCAGGGCTACCGCTGCGCTAGGTGCTATTGTTAGTGTTGCCGCAATCAAAGGTGTAGCAAACTTAGTAGATAGATTTACACAAGTAAATGCAAGATTAAAACTGGTTACAGGTAGTACTGAAAACTTTACTAGAACACAAAAAGCACTAAACAGTGTAGCAAATGCAACACGAAGCAGTTTAGAAGAAACTACTGATCTATTCAGTAGATTGGCTAGAAGTACAGCGGATA